CTGAAGAAGTCACCCAGCATCACCCCCGCTTTCTGGTAGCGATGGTCGTCGCGCCAGATTTTATCCAGACATCTCACAGCCGCATTAATAATGTCGCGCAACTCTGTAGGTCTGAAAAATTCCATAATCCATACCTCAAATACTGTTTTTATATACAGTAGTTTCATTTGAATTTGCGCGCAAGATACAGGAGTCGCTACAGCTGTTTAATTATTCATCTCTTCGTTTGTAAGTTTCTCTCTCAATTCAAATTATGGGTTTTGTAAATTTTCTGGTGGTATTGCCATATGCGCATATTTAAGCCAGTTTAGAGGCCGGGAACTTTCTGTACAGCGTCGGCAGCCCCACATCATAAATAATCGCTACACATTATTACCATCTGTCCGCTCTTCTTTCACCCTGGCTTCCTCCATAGCGATACGAGTAGCCTCTTGTTTCTTATTCCAGACGCTGTCCTCCGGCATTTCCACACGCACTGACACAAATGAATCGGCCGGAATATCGACTGGCTCACCGTCCGCCACAGTCTCAGTGAACACGCCGTCATTATCAGTATTCCCTATTCTGTTCTGAGCAAAAGTAGGCGCGGAGGGATGAACCCGGTGAAACGTTCTGACCAGTATCGAGCCATCAGCATTGACTTTGTAGTCCAGCCAGATGCGGGGTTGCTTGTTTCTGTCTACCGGAATTTCAAAACCTCCATCGATCCCTCCCCATGCTGCATCTGCATTAAGGCCAGTGCACCCCTCGATAAGGTACTCGCCAGTCTGTATCCTGGTTACGACCACCCCCTCTGATTCATCATTCGTTTCATAACCCCCATCAGAGAAAATTCTGACAACCGGCGATGCCTGTTTAATAAATCCATTACCATCAACGACAGTGTTGTTATTATCCCATAGCAACCTCACTACCATACGGCCCGCAGACTCACTACCTGATGCCACCGCAATTTTCCCCGCATGGCTATACGGCAACGATAATGATGACCAGGTATCCCCGGTTCCAACCCATATGGTCGGGCTGTATTGCGCAATACTTTGATCACCATCGTCAAGAAAACCATTATTTCGATATGTCCTGAGTCCGCTACCTGACATTGCGACCTGAACTGCACCAAAGTCATTGACTTCAAATGCATAGGCACCATCTTTGGCACCAATACCAAAAGACCCAACCGTCATTATGTCACCGGAATTTAACCCAGTGTTTTTCGAAGCAGCAGAACCGAGATCACTGGCGTTGGCCTTTTTATTTAGTTCTGTAGTAATGCCATTCCACGCAGGGCCGTTCCACGCAGAACCATCAGGTAACTTGACTGTTATGTTGCCGGTTCCACTAAAAATGCTTTGCCAGTTCTGCTTATCGTAATTCAGTCCTCGCAATGCCTCAGCGCTTTGAGCCACCAAGGCAGCCGTGACCATGTTCAAAGCAACACGAGGCACAGCAGACCACGCAGCGCCGGATTGTGTCGGGCCTGTGTAAACACTAACCAGCGTCAGTGATGTATTGTTATTTACTGTTTTAACCGGGAGTGTATAAGGGATGCCGCCGACAGTTACGACAATAAAATCACCGGCAGCAAGTTCTGTTGTAAACGCTGTGCCGCTGCCAGTAACAGCATCGGTGTCATTGGTAAGAGTTAAGGTTCCTGCTGACATGAATATTTCCTCAATACATATCCGGAAGGACAAGAATTGGCATATTGATATTTTGATTAAATGTCATATCAAATCTGTTGTCATTGTAATTACCAACAACCTGGTTATACGCTGACCGGATGTTTCCACCTGACATTACCACACCCTTTTTCCTTATATTAAAATATCCATCCACTCGTCTTGACTGTGCGCCAGTGAATACAATCTGACAATATTTATCACCTATATATTGATTATTGTCTGTTATCGTTAGTTGCTGGTCATATACAAATGGGCGCTTTACTGTTGAAAACGTCACCTGCCCAGCCGAATTAGTCATGGTAATGCCATCACCGGCTACAGGCGCGGTATTATTGAAAATTACCAGTTCCATTGTTACAGATGCGGAAACATCATCCCGTCCTGAGTAATTGATGTCTCTTACAATAATATTTGCTCCGTCAAATCCTACAGACACATTATTGTTATCCCACTTCCCGAATGGTATTCCTGATACGGGAAGCGCCATCGAGCCGTTGACTGTCACCGTGCCAACATAAGCACATGTCATTAATCTTGCCTGATTCGAAATTGCAGTGAAATCAGTAGAGTTGGAAACGAGAAGTCCTTCGTTGTAAGTAGCAGCAGGGAGAATTTCAAATACAGTTCCTGCCCAGTTTGGTATTCGCTGGTAGTTTCCCCTGTTTGTACCGTTAACAGTCACACCGTTGTCTCCGTTTCTCGTAACGGATGTCATATATATCGGTAAAACTATCCATGTCTGATTGTCTGCGAACTCCTGAACGTCAACCGGACGTGTCGGTAAAACAAAAACTGTGGAGCCTGACGTTAATGGAGTATTAACCTGAAACTGGTTTGCCCCCGTACCGTAACCAGCAAAACTTGTGCAGAATGACGGGGCACGGAGCCCCGCTGTAATCGCCATCGCAGGACGGCCATCGTTATAATCTATCAGTATTCCTTCCGGCATATTTCACCTTATGTCCATCGTCCAACAACAACACGACCACCTCCTGAGAGATTTACTGTGATCCCATTGCCGTCAATGCGAGTAACGTTATTCACTCCGTTAAATGCAAATTCACCGCTGTCTGCATAGAGTTTCCCATGGAATTCTGGGCTACCAGATTTTGGTAAATTCCATCCGCGTCCACCACCACCGGGGATAAAGTTTGCAGACTGAAGTGAATCGGTAATTTTCGCAAAATCGATGGATGCTTCCTGAATTAATGCGCTACGAATAAATACCTGTCCGTTATAGACGAAGAATGCAGCCTGCCAGTTACCAGGGTTATTCCCTGAGTAAATACCGAACTGGTCAGCAGCAAAAACAATTGTGGATTTATAAGAGTTACCATCAGGATCAATAGACATGCCTAATCCGGTATTATATTTCACACCATTCCTGATAATTCCCATGTTCAGCGTATAAGAGGCTTTTGCAGTCCCATCGCTATTTACCTCAGCTGTCATCTTCTGATTTACGGCTGAGGTTAACTCTCCTTCAGGGCCTATTTGTGCCTGTACGTAAGTGGAAAGATCGGCGAGCCCCTGCTCGGCAGTAGCGACAGTTGTTTTCACAACAAGGATGTCGGCGCGAACCTCTCCATATTGCTGATACTGGTGCTCAACGGTTCCGTGGTTCGCCAGCGCGTTCGACATGATACCGTCCAGGTTGGTGTTGACACCCTGCTGAACATTTTTAAACGCATCTGATTCGCGGATCTGCTCATCAATGAGTTCTATCATTCCAGGAATATCTGATGACGCCTGACCTGATGCCTCAACGAACTCCGATACCCCGAAAGCATTTTTGGTGCGGACATAAACGTAATACGTCTTATCAGCCTGTAGACCATGAAGCGTCCACTGGTTAGAGCGCCCGAGGAACTGAGTCTGGTCTTCAATATCGTCAGGATTGACAATCTGGTTCTGCCCGGAGTACCAGAACTCAAACGATGTGTCTGTCGTTGCCGTAATGCGCATGACGGGTACCAGGTCAGCAGAGAACAAGCCTGGCGTCCAGATAACACTGGATGGTGCAGGTGGCGCACCGATTACCATACTAATTTGCGTCTCAGCGCCTTTCATTCCGTTTTCATTGCGACCGCGAACGCCAAGCGTGTATCCGCCGGCGTTCAGACCAAAGAACTCGTAGCGGAACTGGTCTGTTTCATATTGCGCAACCACTTTCCCGTCATCGGTGTATACATACACTTCAAACATCAGCTTTTTGGTAGTGGTTGCCGTCTCCCACGTGGCCGTAACCTGGACAGTCTCTGAGTTGGTGTTGATGATGCGCAGGTTCTCCACGTTCGGTACACGGTAACCGTTCAGCGTATCGTTGGGGACTTCAAACACTGCGCCTTCATCAACAATGGCCTGTTTGTTCGGATCATGCTGCGATGCGGTGATGCTGTAGACAGAATTGTTATCCGTCTCTGCAACGCTCAGGATGCGGAATAGTCTGGTGGAAACGTTGCTGGTAGAGATAGCGAATACAGTCCCGTCACGAACCCATGCAGGTGTGGTTTTCAGCGTCACGATGTTGTCGGCAATGCTGGCAATCACGTACTTAACGAATTTCCCGTCACTACCCATGATCGACATGGTGTCGCCTTCTGATATCAGAGACGAATCAACAGCATCAACGGTAATCTTATTGCCCGCGTGCGACATGATGCGCCCACCAAGACGCGCACCAGCATAGTTGTTGTCCATGACTTCAACGATATCACCCGGCGTAAAGTGGATAGCATCGCGCGCCATCTGGAAAGACAGTCTGCTGCTTTCCCGTTTCGCCGTTTCAAGAAGCCATTTCCCAGCGCGCCATGCCTGACCGCGAGACGTGCAACCGAATGCTTCAATTGTTGTTTCGTTGTAGTTTCCGCGAGCGATCATCTCATCGTCGGAAACGTATTCTTTTACCTGCTCCCAACCGTTATCCGGATCAGTCCATGACACAACAACGGCATTGTATTTCTCTGAACGCTTCACGGAGCTACGCTTGAACTCGCCATCAACCACGTTAGCATTCGTGATTGTCGCAATCGGGTCCTGTGGCGCATCCAGCATGACAGACAGTCGCATCCCGTCCCACAGTGCTATACCGCGAAACATGCTCGCTATCTTGTCGAGAATGTCACGCGCACTCACCTGCTCGGTAATATAGGCATTCAGCGTCATCCTTGGTTCCTGCCCGCCGTAGCCATCGTTAACAAGCTGATCGCAATACTGTGAGAGGACGTACAGCGCACCGTCATCTACATCGATATAACCGGCACGTTTCGCCAGGCCAAAACGGGTATTCCTCGCCAGTTCACGGAACAGCCACGCCGGGTTGTTAGTCCACGCTTTTTTGAATCCGCCAGTCCATAGCCCTGAGTAAGTTCTGGCTATCGGATCGTAGTTGTCAGGAACGTCCACAATCAGGCCGCGAAGATGGTATGTGCGACTAGGGGTGTCGGTGTACTGGTCACGATCAATAACTGCACCCGCAATGGCGGAGAACGGATAGCTAAGGTTGTCGTCGGTGATTTCACTGTAGCTATTCCAGATAGTGCCGTTGGACAGCAAATCGCTGCTGCTGTCGGGTGTAATGCGGCGAACGCGAATATCAAACGGCTTGATATCCGGAGCATCAATCAGATGGGCCTCAAGATACTCGCCTGATATCTTTCCGGTGATAGTCACGGTCTTTTCAATAACCCAGCCTGAAGCACCAGTTCTACTCTCCAGCACCATAGTGACGGAAGTGTTATTCTGATTGCCTTTAGTGTCCTGCTCAACCAGACCGGTCACACCAACGTTGAACCGCACCCGGGTAACGTCCTGATCGGTTATGGTGCGTACCAGCGGCGTGTCATAGGTTACTTCGGTGTTCACGATAGTTGTTGCTTCAATAGCAGCGAATCCGTTAATGGGTGATTGCGTTTCAGACCCCGGGCGCCAGGCTACGCTTACGCCATTTACGCTTACGCTGCCTGTCGCGTCTGTTACTGGGGTTTTGTTGAGCTTGAAAGACGACAGGTGTTCCTGGTCAACGGGCCCGAAAATCGGACCTTCCGAAATTAGATCCAGTACCCGGTAAAATTGCTTTGATTTGAGATTATCGTCGAGTAGTTTGGGGGTTGATGCTTTGCCGCCGCCTGAAGACATAATGCCACCTTAGCTAATAGATTCCGTCCAGTCCTGGATGTTGCTTGTGTCGATACCTAGAGAAATAACATTTGAGCCAACTTCCATCTCACCGAGTAGTATTGGCACAGGTCTACCCTGCCCTACTCTGTTCTCCGCACTGGTAAATGAGTTATTCGTTAGCGTGTTTGTCTCAGCCGCTTCCGCTGACGTTTTAGTTTTCATGTTGCGGGACATGTATACCGAGTACGCAATTGAAGCCACGCTGACAGCAACCGCAATCCATGCCGCAGCAGCGGCAGTGATAGCGCCTTCGACTACCGGCACAAACAGGACTACAGAACCATCTTTCAGGTGGCGATCCAGATGCCATTGCATAGCCGATTCCTCAACATCCTCGCCCGCTATTCGGATCCGAAGTCTTGTATTGAGGAATGCTTTTTTGAATTCGTGATTCTGGGCAAGAAGCAGTCGCAGTCCCTGAGCGGGCGTATCTACGTTCAGAGGGATTTGGCGGTAAAATCGGCGTAAACTGCCAGCAAATTTAAAGATGAGCACTGTTCATGTCTCCATATGGAATGCATCTGCTTAACATATGCCGGACGCATTGGCTCTCTCCGACTCAGGTGTCCGGCGTGGTCATGGTGAAGCACCATGTTTTCGTCGAGGAGAATCATTGCGTGGCAAGGGTCAGCGCCGGGGAATGGCTGCCTGATGATGACGTCACCTGGTTGCGCTTCACCCGTCGATACCTGGCGGAAGCCGTTGAGAGGCATGTTGTTCAGATAAAGATTTTCACCACGTAACCACCACCCATTAGTGCGTTCGAAGTCAGGAAGGTCAATTCCGCAAAGATGATACGCATCCCTGAACAGGGTGTAACAGTCCATGACACCATGCTTGAACTTGCGCCCCAACAGCAATGGAACAGGCCTGAATTTCAGTATCCGGCCATCGCACGCCAGCCACCACGGAAGACCACTGGTAACCTGCATCTGGCGATCAGCGCCAGACAGGAACGGTACGTTTTGTGGGTGCGAGTGAAAGACTGCCGTCACCTCTCCTGCTTCCTCGGCCACCAGCCAGTCATCATCACTGATACGGAAATGCATACCTGGATCGGGATGTATGTTCCGACAGCGGAACAGCCGTTCGTCATCAATGATTAAGCCGCACACTTCATCCTGCGACGACGCCGCATAATCGAGTAATTCTTGCATCAGGAGACCTTTTGAGAGCCGGGGAAACTGCTGATTGGCATTGGTTCCGGTCGCGGATAACGGAAACGGCAGCCGCTACGGCGGTGAGAGCACTTATCTTTCGCCGGGTCTGCGGTTGGATTATCGCGCTCATCTGCAACTGGCGGCCCGTCATATCCACACCCAACGCCGCGATACTGCCACTGGCACACGTCAGCCAGAATAGTGCGAGCCGGGATAATGGCGTTATCGCAGTCAATTGGTGTCGCCAGCGTGTAGGTCACCTGTTCAAACGTCTCTTCCGTCATCTCCTCGACAACGTAGCGGGAAACGGCCTCCTGTGTCGGGTCTGCATCAGGATTACCGTTCGGAAAGTTAACCGCATCAAGATATTTTACCGGCACCTGACGCCTAGTGATTACCACGCCAAGCATGTCATCAAAATCGTGGTTAATCCCGGTAATCAGGCCGGTCACGTTCGCCACAACCATTGTTGGCCTGGCATAGGTCCCTTCGTTCTTCGACTCGAATCCTTCCACGGCTATCGGGTAAGCCTGGTACTGGTTGCCCTTCCAGATAACATTACCGAAATAGCCATTTGTACCGGAATGGAAGCGGATAAGGTCACCGCCATATGGTTGCAGGTCTGCTTCGAAAAGGTCAATGATAGCGCCGACTCCGGCATCGACGCTTTCGATAATTAAATTTGCAGGTATGTCACGCACGAAAGACTCCAATAAAAAAGCCACCAAAAGGTGGCTACTGATCATTTGTCAGGGTGTTACGGGACATTAACCCTGGTTAAAGTTTGTGGTTCAGCCCGTCAGTGGTGGGACACTGGCGCACTCAGGTAACGAGGGATGGCTGATTACCTCTGATTAAGGGAAAATTTGAAAGAAATAAGTGCCAAAATTCAATTTAATACAAAGAATCAAAACCTGAAGGAAGTAGCTGACGAAATGAATGATATTAAAATGATCCTTCTAAGCGTAGCTCTGAAGTTAGACAGTGAAGGACGTCAGCAAATCATCAAGGAGTTATCTGACATTAAATCCCCTTCTGTGCAGCAATGGGTTAGTAACCTGAAGGAGTTACATCAGGCTTAATTCCCAAACTTAACATATAAAAGCAAATGGCGGCCTGTTTCCGGGCCGCTTTAGTCGCCCCCTCTTGGATAAATGCCTCATTGATGAACACCCGCCCCCCATCGACAGCAAAATCCCTCCCTGCTAACACCTTTACCGTTTTTTCCAGCGCTTCAACTCGCTGTTCTAAAGTCATAATACTCTCCTTATCGTGGTACTTGTTCAAACGTGGCCGTGAGTTCGTATAACGGCCCGGTCTTTGTCATATTCCAGGAACGACAGACAAACAGCGCCTGAACTCCGGTATCAGATGGCGTCCAGTAAAACGCTTCTACCGCCATTCGAGCCCTGAGAAATGCCTCAGCATCCTTCACGGGGTTGCTACTGCAGGCCCCACCTATCCCCCGAAAAGTGAGAGAGTATTTATCCATGAGCGGATTGATACCCTTGGTCTGGCGCTGCTCGTAACCGTCACCGAGCTTAACAACGGCTACGTTTGGGGTACGTTCAACCTGGTACGCTCGCTGTGGTGTCCATGTGAATGTTTCTGGCACGATTACCTCCGTAGTAACCCGTTAGGGCGTTGCTGGTCACGGATAGTGTTCAGGCTAACCTGCTTCATCATCTGGGCCATCTTAGCCATGGTCGCATCGTCTATGCCGCCGGTGGTGTTGATTTCGAAGGTGATGTGCTGAACTACGCTGCTGCCACCACTACCACTTCCATGCATATCTCGGTTGCTAATCACCCGCCCGTTATCACCCGGTATCATGTACTGACTACCATTGCTGGCCTGAAATATTTCAGGCTTTCCGTGCTCGCCTACCCGGTACATAGAACCTGCATCTACAGGCCCTCCGTTGTAGCGAGCACCTGCCACCGCCATTCCTTTTGCAGCCAGCAATGAACCGGCATATGCAGTCTGGCCAACAGCAGCAGCGCTACCCATGGTTGCGATTGAAGCGCTCATTGCGGCCGGAGCCCATGCAGATGCAGCAGCGGTAGCCTGAGCCATCGTCGATGCCAGTGATGCAGCAGCAGCGGCCTGACCCATTAACTGACTCTTGACCCACTCTATCCCCATCTGCACCAGACTACCGACAACACTATTGAGGATTGTCGTGCCGATGTTGGCGAATGCTTCCTGAAGACTCTGGGTGCCACTAATGAGACCGGTAAGGGCATTAGTCGCTCCGCTTTGCAGGCCTTCCAGGGAGGATGCCAGTAACTCATTGGCCTGACTCTGGTTGCGGAAAATTTCCCACTGCGCGGCGATGCGTGCCTGTTCATACTCGGTATCAGCGGCATTCTTCAGTGCAAGAGCATTATCGTGCGCGATGACTCCTTGCTGCTCGAATTGCTGAATTAGCGCTAATTGTTGCGCGTGCTGATTGGCAAGCTGCTGAACTGGATCAACTTCTGCCACGGCTGATTGCATTGGGCTAACTACTTGCTGAGAACGTATCTTTGCCAGATTAGCCTGATGTTGTTGCTCTAGCACCTCACTGGTTTGATTGTATTGTTGCTGGCTGATTTTTTTCGCATCCAGCGCAGTTTTTAGATCCTGAACATCCTGTTTATAACTGGCGTTCTCGCGCGCTTCCGGTAATAACTTCTCAGCAGCGGCCTGCGCTTTAAGTGCGTTGGCCGTGTCCCAAATTTCGCCTCGATATTTACCAGCCAGCGCTATTTGTTCCTGGGTAGCACCTTTGCCAAGTGATTGTTGCGCTGCGAGAACCGCTTGCTCTCTGCTTAGCTCAGAAGTAGACCTGGAGGCAAGTTCAGACTGTTGCTTCAAATTCGTAAGTTTTTGGGCGATTACTTCTTGCTGATTAGCATATCTGGTCGCCTCAGACGTGGCGTCTTTGGCTTCCTTCTTACCTTTCTGCTGAGCTTGCTGGGCGTCGTATTCAGCAGCAGCCCTCTCCCTCGCCAGTCTGACATCGGCTTCAGTTCCACCAAGTTTTCTTATGTCCTGCTCTGCCTTCAACTGCGCACGCTTACGATCGTTAAGCTCGCTCTGGAGTGTCACCTGGTCTTGCAGTTTATCAAGATAGTCCTGAACGTCTTTTGGGCGCTCTACCATCAAACTGCTGGAGTTGAATTTCTCCTTCGCTTTTGCGGCAAAATTAATCATGTCGCCAAGCTTGCCCATCATGCCAGCGGCAACACCCGCCTCCTCCCCATCCCGGCGAAGCAGGTCAATCCCTTGCCTCATCGTGCCATTAAGCGTGGCGCGTCCGATGTTAATAGCGTTCTGAGTCTGGCTGAGGCGATTCTGCGCACGCTCAAGCTCGAGAGTTGCAATCGCTAATTTATCCTGGGCGCCACCTAATGCTTCAGCAGCCTGACGGCCTCGAGTGGTGTTCGTTCCCCAGTTAGCGATCTCCCTTTCTTGCCTCTGAACAGCGGCAGTAGCATCGTTAAATTCTTTCTGTGCGTCGGCTACTGCATCGCTAAGTGTCGGCAGGTTCTGGCTTAACTTGCCAATGGTGGCTGCCAACTCGGTATGCGACATGGTCTGGAACTTAGCGCTCAGTTCATTGACGCTATCTGCCAAGTTATTGGCATCATCTCTGGCCTCTTTAGCTCGCTGAGAGAAATATAAAATCGCACTGGCCGCTAGCATGGCAGCACCAGCGGGGCCACCGATGAGAGACAATCCTCGGCTAACCAACCCTGCTCCTGTAGACAATCCAGCCTGTGCCGCTTTATTTGCTGCCAGAGCGCGATTGTAATTATCAACAGCGCCAGCGGCGGCTACGCGAGCGGCAGATAAGCGTTGCTCGGCAGCGGCGGCATTCGTCGCGCTAACCGCCGTCTGCTTCATCATCTCCGCAAGGCGGATCTCGTCCAGCGCCCGTTCTTTTGCGACGGCGGCTGCGCGCAGATCGGCGGCAGCTTTATTTGCAACGGCTTGCGCCGCCTGCATCTCTGCTGCTGACTGATTTCTTGCAGCAACTGCGGCCTTTACCTTCGCAGCGGTAGCCATTGTCAGTGCACCAACATAACGGCTACCCATAACAGCAGCAGCGGCGGTCAGGATGGCACTAAGAGCGCCGATGTTCTCACTGACGCTGATTACGGCATCGTTGAAAATCGCTGTGCCGGTTTTCACCGTGGAGTTTTCACCAAAGAATTTGGTGATGTTGTTCCCGGCTACCTGCAAAGCCTGGCTGATAGTTGTCGTGGTATTGGCGAACTCATTGCCAATCGTCACCCCCTGTGAAAGTAACCCGTTAACCACAACATCAGTAGTCAGTTTTCCAGCGGCTGCCATCTGACGCATCTGCCCAATGCCAACACCCATAGAGTCGGCAAGTGCAACGATCAGACGGTTGCCCTGCTCATTCACTGAGTTAAATTCTTCACCGCGCAGCGCGCCAGATGCCAGTCCCTGAGACAACTGGATAATAGCGTTTTCTGCTTCTTGAGCGGTCGCACCGGAGACCACAAAGCCCTGGTTAATGATGGTTGTCAGCTTAGCCAGATCATCAGCGCTGGTTCCATATTCCCTGGTTGCTCGCTCCAGCCTGGCATACAAAGAAGCTGTTGCGTCCAGGCTGCCGCGAGTTTGCTGCGTAATATTGAATACCCGCTCAGTAACGTCAACCAGTTGCTCGCTTGGGCGGAGGGCGTTCGCCAGTTTGTTATTGAGCGTTGTCCATGCGTCGGCGTACTGAGATACCTGTTGAACCGACAGGATAGCCATCAGAGAGGTGGCTACACGGCTTAAGCTACCAAAGGACGACGTTAGCGATGAAGCAGCCTTATCTGCGCGGTTGAATCCACCTTCCATGCCGTCTGTTATATCGCGAACCTGTTTATCAGCACGCAACAGCTGAGCCGTATCAGCCTTTATTACATATTCAATATCACCTACGTTCTCGGCCATTTCATTTTCTCCGGGCAATAAAAAACCCCGCCGGAGCGAGGTTTGCATTCATAGATTCTTTACATTCCAGAAATCGCTTTTGACGTGTTATTTATGCACTCTTTCATAAATATTGCTCGAGTTGCATTTGTATTGTTTTTAACACTTTCCACAAATGAGCTATCTGCCTTCATAGCATTTACTGAAGTTATGAATTGAGATTTCATATTTACAGCAACACTCGGATCTAGGTTGGGATTTTTTAACTTTATCTTAGCGATAGCGTTATCAGCAGATGCCTCAGCGGATTTATTAAAGAGAACAACATCTGTAATTTGTTCCCATGAGATCTGGCATCCTATCTTTGCCTGCTTGTTTGCAAGCGCTACCTTTTCAGCGTCAGGCCCAGCACATCCTGATAAAGCGAGAAATTCATAATCATCAGGATTGGAGAACGAACCATCAATCACTGTTCTGCCCCCCTGGTAGGCAAAAGTCTTAAACCCCACATAACCGCCGTAGGAGTTTTTTGAATTAACCTCGCCGCAAACAAATCTCCCGCCTTGAGAGTTTGTAATCTCTCTGACACTCTTAAAGTTCGTACTATCGGGATCTTTCATCTGATTTTTTATTGCACTTTGGGCTGCACTAACCTCGTTAGCAAAACTTGAAGTGCTCACCATGGAACATAGCATTGCTATTGCTGCGACAATCTTCTTCATATCCCTATCCCCAACATTTAAAGATGGTAAAATCCTATCATTTGTTGGAGGAGAGGTCAGCAGGAACGACAAAACCCGCCGTAGCGGGTTTCACGTCATATCGTTGCGTAAGCTAAGCCATTTCTGGGAATTCTTCTTCAACTTTGTGCTCAATCGCTTCATGAAGACTTTCTCGTTTGCTCTTCTCATCAAGCAAGGCCAGAGTTTGTCTGTACTCTGGTGCTTTGGCAAATTCTACAAACGCAGCATCAAAGCCAAGACTCTTAACCTTCTGCTCAATAGACTTCAGTGGTACGCGGAAAAACTCCTTGCGGTTATTAATGAGGTTTACTCGATGAGCTGAGAACTCATTATGCAGACTAGCCTCCAGAGCAGGAGCATCATCAGAATAGATAAGTGCATGAATATCGAACTTGAACGGCACAGATGCTGAGCCAAGCTCATTGACTCTCTCTTCAGGCACCAGCCTTCTGGTTAATCCAATCTTATATACACCTTCGCCAAATGCACCCACATTTGAGATAACGTATACATGACCACTGCGGGTGAGTTGAGCCTGAGATTTTGCTCGTTCTGAAAGCTTCCTGGCCTCTTCAAGTTGCCGCTCAAGCTCAGCGATTCTTTGTTCAATTTGTTCTTTTTCTGCACTTGTTGCTTTCTCAAGTTCCTTGCGAGCCCGATCCATCGCTTTTTCGAAGTCACGTTCTGCCTTCTGCTCCTCGCGGATGGCCTTTTCATATTCTCTTTGGGCTTTTTCTTCTTCACGCTGCAACTCACGTTCTTCTCTTAGTATTTCTCGCTCATCTTGCAGCTTCAGCTCCTTTTCATGACAGAGCAGAAGCTCTTCAAGGCGGAGGTTAAGATAATCATACGTGATTCTAATATTCATGGACTCGCCGAACTTATTTATAGCATCGAAAGCGCTCTCAATTCGCTTCTGTAGTTGTTCAACATTACCGGCTTTTATTTTAGCAATCGCTGCATCGCACTCGCTATTGAACGCCCTGACAAGCAGCTTCACGTAGCGCTTAACCATTTTTTTGCCTTCAGCTTTACTGCCATTGACCTGCCAGTCGGTGCTGAAATCACATGCAGCCTCTTGTCTCAACAGGATCTTTTGCCTTTCTTTATTTTTGGTAATGGCTTCCTGATAAGCGACTGAATCATGATAATCGAAGGTTGGCTCATATACACCATAATCAATCATTGCAGCAGCATCACTAACACTGGATAGCTTTTCAGTTAGCTTTACGAGAAGAGCCCGTTTTTCTCTGTACTCTGACTTCAAAGCAGCCAGTTCTGCTTCATGGATAGAAAGAGCCTCCTGCACTGCCTTTTCTTTCTTGTCAAGGGCGGAGCTTTTTTCGTTAAACTCTTTGTCGAATGCTTTACGCTTCCCTTCAATTTCTTGCTGAATGCTTTGTCTGGCACTCTCCTCATCATCAGATAATTTTTTTCTGAATGATTTTTCCTCTTCATTAAGTTGATTGCGTAACCTTAATTCCTCTGCCTCAAGATCTACAATCTTGCTGAATCTCTCCATATCAGCATCATGTTTCTTTTTCTGTGATTTGAGTTTGATAAAACAGATTAGCAGAATAATTAAAAGCAGCAGAATGCAACCAAGTAGCCCCCAAACCATGCCTATTTTCCCCTCTCCTGAGTTAATAGGCATATGGTAACAAAGCATCAAGAAGCGATCATTACATAACCAATGCAAATATTACGCACTAGCGGTAGTGAATGGCTAAGCTTTCTTTTCCTTAGTCAGGATATATAATGTTTTTTCGATGTTTTCCAATTTTGAAGACATCGCCTCCCTGAACCACTCCATATCCTCTTTGCTATATGTCATGGTGCAAGTATAAGAGTTTTTTTCTTGCTTGCTGTCTGCTACTGGCGCGGCAAAAGACATAATCATTGAGATAATCCATTCAGCACCATTCTGGTGCAGCTTTTAGCGCCTGCTTCATCGCTTACCTCAACCTGAGCGGGCCATTTAGTGCGGCCCATGCCTCTGCGCATCCATCGCCAGCATTTGTTCTGCCCAGTCCATGACTTCGTCGTATTTCTCCTGAGTCGGCACTCTGGCTTTCTCTTTCTGCGGAAATTTAGCGTTCATGGCGGCCCGGAAGCTGGTCATGGTCATATCCCATGCGTCTGACTCGCTCATGCCGAGGTGAGCAACAGCGGTATAGACGAATGACCGTACATCGAATTTGTCGCTGTATTCACCCTTCTTTCCTTCGAATTCTTCCGGTGGCTGGTCGCCCATTACACCATGAAGAATCAGATGGCGGGCAATCTGGATAACATCCTCGATCGGGATGGCTCCCGGCTTGAACAGAAGTCGCCCCGCACTAGTAACCGAGTAGGAACCGATAACTTCAGCAACGTCACCTTCAGAACAGCGCTTGACTACGTTGGCTGCAGCTGCCGCCATTTCAGCAAAGCAGCGGGCATTAGCCGCTTTTAGTATCTGGGGGTCAGCAATTCTGTGCTTTGGGTAATGGCCCGCATGAACTTTCACGAAAACATCAACGATTTGTTCAGGCGTTCCGATTCGGGACATAGCCAGAAATGAAGGGTTGAGAAATATCTCTTTGTCGCCGGCGCGAATGACAGCCTGGCCGATATCGGTGATTGCTTTCATGAATCCCCATAAGAAAAAGGAGGACGGTGCCTCCTGGCAAGAAGTTACGATGCGTTGACAGTCACTGTGACCGGATTGGTGGTTACACTGGCTGCGGTACTGGAGCTAATCTGACAAGTATATGAACCCGAATCGCCTGTTGTCGCACTGGACTTAGTATATGTAGCTGTCGTACCACCGGAGCTCACATTGGTTCCGTCTTTTTTCCATTGATAAGTCAATGATGAGCTATCTGAAACAGTAGCTGCAACTGTGAGAGTCAGGGTGTCGCCAGCAGTCAGTGTTTTACCCTGCGGCTGGGTGGTAATGGTAATAACTGCCCCGACATCACGCACGTCAACCTGACCTGCACTTGATGCCTCAATGGACCACGTTGCCACATCATCGTGTGGAGCTTCATCACCCCATGAAGTAACCATGAATGGCCCTTCGGTGATATCGTTTGGAGAGATGATTTTGAACCACACATACGGCTGGTTGCTGGTCTCATCTGGCGGGTTATAAACGTGACGCTTCAGCGCGTTCTGCGCGTATACATCCTCTTTGCGGGTAACGCCGTCACCAGAAAACGAAATGTTCTTATAGGTAACAAGATTTTCCTGCGTAAACGCGGCGCTCATATCGGCAGTTGCATCTGCAGTTTCCCACTCTGCATTAACTGTTTTACCGCGCATCATGCCGAGTCGCTGGTAAGCGCTGGCGGTAGGTTGTACTTCCGGGCAGCCAATCGCGTAATAAACGACGACATCACGCCCTGTGAAAGCACCTGCTTCACATGCCATGTCTTTATCTCCGTGTTATCTGGAAATGATGGTTTGAAAGGAAATATCGAAGAGGTAACGGCCTTCTTCGGTCTGGATGGCGGTGATACCGCCGACTGGCTGCATCGAGATGATGCATTCGGTTCTGTAGTCGTCGATCATCGCCTGACGGATGGCGTCGGCGCGGTCTTCAACCTGGTTAATATTGCTGTCGTTCTGGCCTGACAGGAGGAGGATTCGGAAATAATCGCGGGTTATCGCTTCTTCTGGCTTGCCACCGCCGTTCTGCTGGATAATGAGATATCGTTCCCCCTCCGTACTCTCCAGTTCATTCCAGAAGCGTTTCTGGATGCGATAGCCAGCATCAAAGCCATGCGATTGCAACCACGCTCTCAGCGCGTCATACACTTCGCTACGTGTCATACTTTGTACCCTTGCTTGATGATGGCCTTTATCTCGTTGAGACCGTCACGCTCGAAGCCTTTGGTCAGGAACCCCGGCTCGGCATCGGGATCCCAGTAGTTCCCCTTCCCCGTGCCGCCACCGAATTCTTTTCCAGCGCGAGTTCTGCCGAAGTGTTCACGCGGCTGGCCTTTTAGCTTCCCGGACATACCGTGAACGGCGGCAGCGTATGCAGCCGTGTACCCGACCTTTCCCTGCATCCCACCGGGCATTGGTTCAAGCTTTTTGTACTGGCTGTTGATAAGCGTGGATGTGTCAATGGGAGTAAGTAGCGCGGCGTGAGACGATCCGACAATCATGACCTCAGTCAGCACTCTTTCTGTGCGTGGCCCGGCAATTTCTGCCAGCACCTTGCTGGTGTTCATCTGAACACGCTTGATACCTTTAACGGGCATACCACCACCTGATAATTTGAATAAACGCAGCGCAGCAAGAGAAACCCAGGACAAAACAAGACAATCCAAGAGAAAACATAGTTCACCTCACGTCAGAATTTTGTAGTCCGGCTCCTCGCAGAATGGTGACATATCCCATTCCGTCACCGCTTTGATGACGTTCGCGCCAGCTTTCAGGGGATCGACCTGCGCCGTTGTGTCACCTCTGGCGATATACCAGTCGCGTAACGGCATGGTCGCATCGACGCCGTTACACTTCAGTTCAGTGAAGAAAATCAGGTTCGTGGTGAACTCTTTCCCGCTGGCATCTACCGCAACTTCATTGTTCGCCGTCCAGGTACAGTCAATCAGGTAGGGAGTTCCGCTTGTCCAGGCGTTATTCCAGTCGTCGTAGACGCGCGGGTAGATGGTCGCAACGTTGGTGTAACTCCAGCGTGCTATTTCAGACATTGCCATCCTCCCACCGGATCACCTCCGGTTTTTCCGCTGCCACCTTTCGACACAACAGATACCAGTCACCGTTGCTTTTGACATAGCCGGTAACGCGCTTACCAATGTCTGTCATCACCCAGACTTTGACGAACGGCTCAGGCAATCGCTGCTTAACCGATATCCATGCCATTACTTATCCCCATTACACATGCAACCACCTTTACCAATCCAGATACCAGCAAACGCTGTATTGGTCGGGTCTGGGGGGATGAGTCCATTGGCACACCTGAATTTGTCAGCGCCACGCAGCAGTGACAAGGCCCCCTTCCATCGGTCAGCAAAAGACTGATAACGAAATGAACGCGATGCGCCGTTAGGCGCGGTCTGAGAGCTGATGTATCTATCACCCTGCCCCAACGCCATTAAACCCAGTAAATAGGACTGAATTAGCAGCGCCGTTGCGGGCGGGTAATGTGCATCGAGGCACTCCTGAATACTGTTAGCCTGCTCTACGATAGCCTGCAGAATGAAATCTGGCAGCGTGATACCCACTGACTCCAGATATTCCTTGGCCTGTTCTGTGGTAATCATGCGAACCTCTTATGGCCCTCCGAAGAGGGCATAAAAAAACCGCTTTCGCGGCTATTCGTCTTCTTCGTTTTTACGGCGTCGGCCTGATTTCGCTTCTGGAGTTGCCGGTGTTAGGTCACCACCCGCCTCTCCACGCATCAGGCGAACGTTCGACTTCAGGGCTGGATGCAGTTCTTTTATATCCACCACATCGCCAACCTTTACGCCGAACCATGGTCGTACAACTTCGTATTTAGCCATACCATTTCCTTACACAAGGTTAGCGCCATAGACAACTCCGGACAGGCCTTGGTCGTCTGCGGTGATTTGCAAACCTTCAGCAGACATGATCTGGAAGTTGTAGTTAACGTTAGGTAACGGACGCGGCAGCGGCACGACGCCAACAGCCATACCAACCAGCGGAGAAATGATGTCCTGACGGCGAACATAGGCAATGAACTCGTTGCCACTCAGCGCAAAGGTCGGGCGAATTTCACGAACAGGCGCAAATGGCAGCACAGCATTCAGTACGTTGCCGCTAACTACGCCGTTTACTACATACGGTTGAGCCAGGTTAGCCCAGATTTCAGGTGACACCCACATCACATCATACTGAGCGACTTTGTTGGCGCGCGCCAGCGTACCAAATGCGCCTTTCCCGAAGAAAGCAAACAGTGCTGTCATATCGGCAGTGGTCAGGTCTATATTTGCGCCACCCGAACCAGAACCCAGGTTGATCTTCTTGGTGTTACGGTGGTTTTTGATACCCTGTGCCGGGTAGGACTGCACCTGAATATTCGGGTCGCCGTTCAGATAGTAGTTGACACGCTTCTGGTTAAACTTGCGCATTTTAGCCATCTGCGAATCCAGCACAAGGTCAATACCGACAGAGTTAAGACCAGCAGCATGACGCCAGTTCACGCCGTAACCTGCGGTGAATACCGGAATCGGGTCGCCATCACTCGCATATTCGGTATGGTCAAATGAGAATGGAGCCTGACCGTCAATGCTCACAGACACATCATCAGCGATATCACCAATAACGTTGTAGAGCTTTGCAGTTTTGCCAACAGAAAGAACAGTCTGCACACCAATCAGGTCGTTGACGATTTCCATGCCAACCTCCTGATCACGCAGTTGCAGCACCTGACGGTCAATCTCGGCCCAGAAATCACGCGTAAAACCGCCTACAGCATTAACCGCCAGCCATTCAGGAGTCATATTAGAACGATTTGCCGCAATCATGGCATCATGCTGTGCGTTCCACATGTTGCGGTTTGCCCAAAGCTCATTCCAGTGACCACCAAGGCGCGAGTTGGTCGCCAGTGTCTCTTTAGAGAAATACATATATGTTTATCCTTTTGTTACGCGCCTGCAGCGGCGGCAGTGCCAACGCGCATACGAACGCGAATGAAGTCGGTGGTGCTGGCTGCGATGGTGAACTCGTCCTGGCTGTAGCCGATTACTGAATCGGTGTCGCCAGTTGCCAGTGTGAATTGACCAGCCGCACCAAGCTTAATCGGGCTGTCCTTCTTGTACGCACCAGGTACACACAGAAGCGCAAGTTCACGACCTTCTTCGACATAGTTGCCAACAGCTGAATCGCCAGCAGGAACGGCATCACGAATGCCAAGCCCCTGATGATAAGCACAATCGATAATGTACATGCGGCCAGTTAATGCATTGGCTTGTGCGAACTTACCATCACCGTTAATAGTGACGGCGGTGCCTGGCAGTAGTTCTGCGGCGGTGATACGGGTTTCGGTCTTGTAGAGCGATTTCCCGTCGATATTAACGCGACGATAACGTGACATTATCCCGTCTCCTTATTTGAAGTATTCAGATGCGGCAGGTGCGCCTGTTTCTTTCAGCTGCTGTGCAGAGTTAGTACCCAGCGGTGCGGCATCACCAATGGTTTTGTACATTGCTTCCAGCGCATCACCTGACAGTGCATTTGCCACGATTTCGCCGTGAACCTTTGCTACAGCTTCTCGCTTGGCTTTCTCTTCTGCGCGGGTGTTAGCGGTCAGGGTTTCAGCGAGTTGCTGCTGATTGGCCTGCAATGCGTCAACCTTTTCCGTGAGAGGCTTAATAGCCTTTTCGGTATTGGTGGCAACGGCCTCGCTAACCATGCTGCCGATTTGTTCCAGTTCTTCTTTGGTTAAAGGCATGTCGCCCTCCGTTTTGTGGTTTGGTGCAGGCTGTTCCTGCGGTGTGAATAGAGATTTGAATTTGTTGGCGACGATAGCTACCCATGACTCCTGTTTTGCGACTGACGTTCCGGTGTCGTCGAAGGTGATTGCGCCGCCATCTGACTTGTAGCCAAATACCTCAGCAGTACCGCCATTTCTGACGATTACCGCCTGAGAATCAGTGAAATCAGCCACCCAGGCATATTCATCCGCGCCCGCCGCAAACTTCGCTTTGGCTGCGCGATCGAGGCGCTGCTCGCGTTCCCGGTAGGATTCTCCCACCAGCGCGCCTGAGTTCGCCTTAAGCGACTGCGCCAGATCAGCGTTAACCATCAGGCCAACGCCCTGCTCCGGAGTAGCGGCTCCAACTTCGTGCAGCAGGATCGCGTCGTGGTCCATACCGTGGATATCTGCCACCCACTCAGCACCTGTGGCGCGCTGCTGATCGTTGGGCTCAAGCTGGTCGAGGAATGCGGCAACACTGGTATGAATCGGCGGAACGTCTTCACCGCGCTCAATGGCAGCGACACGTTCAAGCAGTTCCCTGCCACCTTCAGACTCGCTGGCGCGGGCCACATCAACCCACTTTTCGAGGTAGATGCGATTACCGGACTTCTTAACGTTGCGGTTCCACGCGCCGATATGGCCTGCGTTAATCCCCTCAGGCGAGAAAGCAGAAACAAACTGACCGTTAACCTGAGGATGCCCAAGCGGTGCCAGGGTGCCTTCCAGCCCTTTATAGTGGGCGTCGATTTGCTCTTGCGTGTACAGCCCGCCATTCATTACGACGTTCGCCGGCAGCGTGTAGCTCGGCAGCACCAGGTGCTCACGCCCGTTGTATGTTTCGCGCCTGATAGACTGGCTGTTCACCTTCGTGGTGATGTTTACCTGAATAGGCATAGTTATTTCTCCGCCCAAGCGTAACCGCGCGCCTGCATCGATTTATATTCTTGTTTGATTTTGGTAATGGTGTCTGGGAACTGAGGCCTTCCATCGTCGTCAACCAGAACTGACTGTTGGCTGCATTTGCAGTTGATACTGTTCGCATCCTTTGCATACCATTCACGAACCTCTTCATTTGTGTAGAGGTGAGCATGGCGCACGGCGTGGGTGTGTCGCGTTGTCGGTGACAGCGCCGATATGTGAACCAGAAGCGTTTTCAGACCGAAGAGGTCATTCGCCTCCTGGTCTTCATCCCACTTGGCTCGACGCAGCGCGGTAGTCACTTCAGTGCGCGCTATCCTGTTCGCCCGGCGCTTCTCTATGCCAGCCTGTGCAGTCAGGTTACGAGCAATGTCACTGGGATTAAGCCCTCGCCCCACGCCATCAGTCAGCACTCGTGCCATGTCGCGCTTAACATCAGCAGTCAGACCCTTCATTTCCTCAAACACACGCGCATGTACCAGCGCCATACGTTGCTGATACGGGTCACTCGCGAGGATTGCCGCCAGTGACTCGCGTCCCGCTGCATACACAGGTGATTGCTGGCTGAGGTTGTAGAAGGCTTGCCCTGTCCCTTTCTCAGCAGCCAGGGCGATGTACTCGTAAAACCACAGGTCGTATTCGTTACCATCAAGCAGCACCTGGTCTACCAGGTAACTGGCATCATTCAGGATGATGGAGAGCAGCGTTGGGTTTAGCTGGTATTCGTATCTGGCGTTTACTGCGATGGAGGAAGGTATTTTATCGAGTGCTGATTTGTACGCTTTGCCAATCTTATTCATCCGCCTGGAGAAGTCTTTCATCGCCCGGCGTTCCAGCGCATCGGCTCCTGTCGGATCCTGATAGTTACGCGGCAGAATCGGTGGCTTTGTCCTCTTCGTCGCCATCCTTTTCTCCTAACGGCTCTTCGTCATCATTGTCATAGCCAGCAGCTGTGCGAATCTCCTCACGGCTAAACGCCGGGTTGTCACCGCTGCCCAGCATGGTCTGGTTAATCTCGCCCATAGTCTTGGCGTTGGTGAGCTTTTCAGTACCGGTCTGTTCGTTCAGGTCATCCCAGATAACTGCCTTCTTGGCCACTGCATCGATAATCTTCAGCTCAATGAGCTTGTCGCAGAAGTCCTCTATTTCGAATGACAGGTCTACGCGGCGAGACTGACATCGGGCGTTGAAATATTTTTGGTCTTCAGTACTTGAACGTTCTGCCTGCTGATTACCAATCAGAATTCGCGTAGGAATATCTACCCCTGCGGCTGCTGTCTGGAGGTTCACGTTGTATGTTGCTGTAGGGTCCGCAACTGATGTAACGAGGGGTGTAACTGTCGCCCCCTGTGTGGTCATTAGCACGTCGTTACCACGGTTAATTTCCCCGGCAACTTCGTTAAACTTATCCTGTAGTTCATCGATACTCACGCCATACAGCGACGCCAGATTTGTGAAGTCTATTTCCTTTTCGAAGTTGACATTAAGCTGGCGTGCAGCATTCTTCAGGAACGACTCACCTGAACCACCCTCCACCTTCTCCAGACTGACAAAGGCGTTATATGCTGGTTCAAGGAATCCGATTGCATCTTCTGAGTAATCCCCCAGGATGAATACTCGGTCAGGGTGAATATCCACACGGCGGCTTGAACCATTCGGCAACCGTTCGGTGTACTTCCACAACTTCGGCTGGCCGTATGTCTTAGAGTTAATTCCAGTGTCCCACTCTGCAACCTTCAACGACCCAGCCCATGACACGGAAACCTTCTGTAGCCCACGACCTTTCGTGGCAGGCAGATTCCAGTCTTTTTCATCACGGATATGCAGCAGTATTCCGGCATATCGACCGACAAGACGACGTCGATCCGCCTCAGCGAATGAGCGCCATAATCGGTTGGTGAATACCTGTTTGGACTTTTTCTCCCAGGAGGTTTCGTCTTCGCTATCGTCGGCATCGTCACCTTCAATGATTTCCGGGTTGGTCTGCCAGCACTTGCCAACAAGCTTCTCTACAGCACCGTGGGCAATACCACCGCGCCGGTACAGGGAGTAGAGGTTTTCGTAGGTGACCAGCTCAGGGAAGCCGTATTCGCACCATGCGGAATGGCGCTTATTATCCAACCCCATCGTCGGCACCATCAACCCCATACGGGCGCGTGCCATCCGCGCATCGTTCAACGCATGGTTGACGGCGAGAGTTAATTTGTCAGTCATGGTTTATCCGTTAGCGTTTCATCGGTGGGATTTTTGGTCCTTTTGCCGGATTGAATGATTCAACCTTTCTGAGCGTCAGCGCCCGGCAATGCCTTGGGTTGTAATACAGTAGCGAAACATAATCGAAGCGGATGATCTTTCCGCATGCACTGCACCAATATTCGGTCACGCCGAGTCCTCATTAGTGAATTTCAGGCAATAAAAAAGGCCGCCGTAGCGACCTGTACATTTAAAAATATTTCACTGTGTGTTCAATACGTAATCTGAAATATCTTCAGCTAGCTTCCCATATTTTTTGGCAGCTTGCTTGAGGGTATCATCAGCCAATGTTGAGACTTTTTTGTTTAAAATGTAATCCCTCACGTATTGCTCGTGGATCAATACACCTGGATTTTCCGCAATAATTTTTTTTAACGCCAGATAGAAGAGTTTTTCTTCATCGTGATGAAGAGTGTACCAGGTGCTACGAGAAAGCCATGAATCAAAGTGATGAAGTCCAGAGATCATATCGCTATCCTTTTCCAGTGATGAAGAATACCAATATAACCGGTGGATTTTTATGTTCAAGCTATCTGCCCTGAAGGCGCTTAGGAATCATCATCCCCATCGATTTAGGTTTGCATTTGATATACCCGTCCAGACCGTACCGGATTCCATCCCAGCAGTGGTTGTTCTTATCCTCGATAATCGGCAAGACTTCGCCAGTGATACGGTCTGTTTTGTACGAGTAAAGCCGCGCCTCTTTCGCCGTTTCTTTACAGCGAGGATGGATGATGATCTTCTTAAATCCACGTAGGAAGGTGATGCCGTCCTCTACGCTACCCTGCCATTTCTGAGCAGCTGAGATATTGAATCCCTGCCCTTTGATATGGCTGATAGTTTCTGGCCTGGAGTTGTCGGCTTTGATGGGCCATTTACGCGCTTCAGGGATACCGGGGAATTTCGCATCGTCAGTGACCTCCCAGTCCTCAAGCTGTTTCGGCGTGGCATCGGTTTTGCCTGCATAAAACTTCCACATATCGTCGAGCTCTACGCCATTGCCGTAGGCCTCGTATTCGATGTAGAGGTTGTTATCCAGAATGAACATGCGAATAAGCGTGCTGGGGTCTTTCGCGAATCCGAAGTCAGCACCGAACAGCAAGCGCTCTGATTTCCTCCATAGATTGTCTTCGAAGCTCTGCACGACGTATTTGTTAGCCAGCACCTGCTTATCTGAGTTTTCGAGGTAAGCCCCCTCCCATATCCACGCGTAATCTGCGTAATCAAGGTTTGCCAGGTCTTCCTGTCGCTCTTCCTCAAGCACCGCGGGGAACCATGGATTGTCAACATAGTTCATCTCGACAATAATTGAGCTTTTTGGGGGATTCTTTCTGAAAAGTTTGTCGGTGGCGCTGCCGTCCTTCTCCGGGTTCCACGTAACCCAGATTTCTGAGCCTTCTTCACGAACGGTCGGGCGAAGCTTTTTCCACGCAGTAGAAGAAACAGACTCGGCCTCGTCAACCCAGGCTACAAGAATTCGGGCTTTTGATTTGATGCTGTCTAGGTTATGGCGAAGACCGCAGAATACATAGCTGACCTTGCGGTTCTTTGTCCTGATGTATTTCTCTCCAATGTCGAAGTAATCATCAAGCCACGCCACGGAGCGAATTGCCTGCTTTACCTCCTCCATGGAGGATTCTTCCAGCGAGTTCATGTATTCTCGAGCGCACAGGATAACTCCACTGATATTGGCTTCTGCCGCTTGGTACGCTTTGACGGCAGTCATTAGTGCAAAAGTACGCGTCTTAGCAGATCCTCGTCCACCGTGAGCACCACGATAACGGACTCCTTCTGTCGAGAATACAGGAACTAACTTGGCAGGTATCTGGAGGTCAACTTGGCTTTCCATTGGCTGGGTCAACTCCTACCAGGCGAATAGTGGTTGGCTTCGTTGCCATAGTTCCATCAGATGAGGTGTGATCGATAATCTGCTTATCAAGGCCGACCAGCTTAGCCTTACCCATTGTCGCCGCTACAGCTGCAGATGATTGCGGCGTCTCGGCGCTTAAGGCTTTCTGCCTGGCCTCTTCCAGTTCAGCGAGGAGAGAATCGACGGTGACGTTATGGCGTTGCTTAATCTCACCCCTCAATTCTTTTATCCTTAGGGCTATCTTAGGGTTATCCTGCAACTTACATGCTTGAACATGTACTGCCTCCGGCTTCATCTTGTCAGCAGCATACGCCGTCCGATAAGCCTCAGAAGCATTACCCGTTTCGATGTATGCCTGACAGAAAGCCTCTTGCTTTATTGTCAGACCTGTCATATTGGAATATTCCTCTGCTTAGTTGGTATATCACCCGTAGGCGCATATAAAACAAATTCTATTTTATAGAGCTTTCATAGTGAAAAACCCTGTAAAACACTCTCGATTTCTTCTACCCCCGCATCGAGATGGCGAGCAATGAGGGATAAACCAGCCATCGTAAAAGCTGCAAACCCCGGTATGCATCGTTATTGATTATCATTGCACACTCACGCAGAAGGAGCTCCCATTAAGGGCTGCGGTCATTGTTAATGCGGTGATACTGCGACGATACAACGCTGTTATTTTCCCCACTTACTGGCTTGGGTTGTTTCGCAGTACTGCCGCTAATTGGTGATCAGAAATTAATTCCGGTTTCATTATCAAGCCCACCCGTAGATAGGCTTTGTAATGAAGAGCCGTTGTGAAAGTGGCTCTCGAAGCTATTTCCGTAGCTTAGGCCGCCAGGCGGTGCTGTTCTTCGATAAGCGGCTGACGATGATTACGCTCGAACATGCCGCGCAGCACTTCTTTGCGTTGTTCGAAGTCCCACCCCATGCTGATGAATACCGTGTTGGCGCGCTGTAGCTCGGTGATGCAGTGAATTTGTTCCGGCGTCAGGTAATCGCGGATCGGCTCTTTCTTCCCGATTTCGTGATGCACGCGGAACTTGGCCGCCGTCATGCCCAGCGCCAGTCGGTTAATCAGGTCAGCTTCGTTGCTGAAGTGATGCGGGGCGATCTGCTTACCCTGAGCCTCTCGCTCATGTTTGATGGCGTCGGTCATGGGTTTGTACTCCAGGCGTGCAGAGTTGCGATCCATTTTCTTTTTCGCCAGCGCGCTACGCATAGTGAAGAATTCAGCTACCAGGCGCTTTTTGAATTCACGCACAACTTCATTGTTTCGCATGTATGTGATCAACAGCGTGGTTTGCTGTTCGTTTAACAGTGCTATTTCCTGCTTCTGCATGCCCCCATCCGTTTGAAAGGGTCGCATTTCAAATTCCACCCTTCCGAACTCTTCGAGGTCGCTTTTGTACTTCCTGATGAGCTGAATCACAGGCTTGTGATCCTTTTTGACGCCAGTAGCGATTACAACGGAGTTAGTGACCAAGTCGAGCTTCTTGATTTCAACTAATTGCATCGGTAGTTACCTTTAAGTGATGAACCTTGTCACACAGGATTCCGGCCCACAGAAAGGCACCGATCACCAAACCGGCATCCTCAAGGGTCATCCTGAAAGGTTCTGTGTTCAGAAGTCGCGCGTGTGAAGCGCATTTACTGCGGATACAAAAAAGCCCCGCATTACGAGGCATTTTCATGAAAGTCACTTGTCAAATTTCTATGTGATGGAAATTATTTCAGGCATTGCGTCCTGATGTACTCCTGAAGCGTTCTCAGTGCTGTTTGGTCACTGATGATTCCGTCCCGGATACCGAGAACGTTTCGTCCAGCAACTGGAGAGAGTTCGACGGTGGCATCATTGCCCATGCCGGAGGCGCTGGAGGTTTCGGCTGAGGATGGCACTGGACACCTTCCTTTGACGAGCACCCTACCACCATTATCAAGCTTGCCACGCAGAGAATCATTTTCAGCTTTTGCATCAGCTAGTTCCTTCGTGTATTTGGCATCCAGCGCAGCGACATCACGCTGGCGGGTTTGCATATCGGTGATGGTGGCGTTCGCCAGGCTGAGATTCTTGTTAGCTTTGTCTCGCTGGTCTTTGTAGGCGATGGCGTTTTCGCGGTAGTGGTTAACGAAGATGGCCAGTACTGCGACGATTAGAATTAACGCAGGAGTTAAGTTGAATCGACTCATAAGAGAATTACACCTATGAACAGGAACCATCCCCACCCGTCATTACCATTAGCTGCGATGAAGCCAGCTGCGGCCATGCAAATTGCTGAAGGGAGATATTTCATTTCTGTCCCCAAGTGCATACCTGATATTCAACGTCGCGCCTGTTAACCAGTCCTTTCCACTTTTGACCACCTGCATATACCCAGCGCTTAAGCTCGGCGCATGCACCGGCGTAATCTTTGGCGTTGAGTTTCTTTAGTAGCGTGGAGTTGATAGTGGCTGTTGCGCCAACGTTGTAAGCGAAGCTGTAAATGGCTGCCCGTTGTGTTTCGGTGGTTGGCACCTTGATGTGCGGATCAACCTGACTGGCGATTCGCTTTAAATCCTTTCGAGTTAGCGCATCACATTCTTTGTCTGTGTATCGCTTACCTTGAATGATGTCAGTGCCAGTGTGACCATCACATACAGTCAGCACACCTACGACATCACGATAAGGGTCGTACTCCCTTCCCTCTAATCCATCCTTTCCTGACAGCATGACTGTAGCGACAGCAATGGCACCACCACCTAAAGTGGCAGCGATTTTATTACGCAGAGAGGTATTCATCAGATTTCCTTCGGTGCTTTCTGTCCAAGTTCGGCAATAACCTTCGCCGTTGCTGATGGATTGGTGGAGTCGGTTTTGTTCAGTATGTCTTGCAGTATCTTCGTTCGCTTCATTTGCTCGCGCTTGTTGAGCCGATAAGTAAGAACGCCGAGGATAATGCTGAACGCGACGCCAATGATGAAGCCCCAGTCCTGCAATGACAGGCTGGCAAAGAAAGCCGCAAGACCAGCGCTGCCATATGACGCGTTGCTGTATCTTTCGTCCATCTTCATAGTCTCTCTCCTCGCGGTAAGTGCGGGAGCTGTGTATTGTAGGGTCAGGTTCTCGGGCTGAATTTAACAACAAAGCGTGTCGAGGATGATTCCCGGAACCTGAGAATAAAAAAGCCCGCGGCGTAGCGAGCAATAGAGGGTGTGGCTATGTCAGCTCTTTGGCTGAATGGGAAACAGGAAAGAGCACTGACGAGCGTCGTCACAATCCCGCATCAGCGTTTCACCGATTGCTATTCCGAGGATGCCGGTTGCCGTCTGCCTAATGCCCTTACCAGATTTCGCCCACAAAAAAGCCCCAAGGCGAGAACCTCAGGGCTTATTTGTTTGGCTGCTCTGTTCGCTTTTGCTCCGAGCATACACAAAATGTACTACTTCCATTTCGCGTTAGCAAGTTATTTAGGACAATTCACCTAAATATTATGCTGCTAGTGGAAATTCTTTCTCAATTTCGCGCCTCATCGCATAAAAGATTTCTGAATCGAGCACATTCTCGCACCAGACAACCCTGCGCCTGCACGACTGGATATCCATTCCGGTGACTGCATTCATCAGCCTGGCGATATCTTGCGTGCAATTGCGATTGCAATATCGCTTAATAGCTACATCGCGGGCGGGGCTTTCACGGTGAAACGTCTTGACCATCACACGTTCAACGAAAGCAGCATCATCGGATTCTTTGGCGAGAGCGATGATGTTGCTGAACGATGATTGAGGGATGACAAGTTCGCGAGCTTTCTTATAGAGAGCATCTCCACGCAGTCCATCTTCTTCGTACAGACGCATGACAACAGATTCAATCTGCTTGGCCTTGTCATCACTCCACTGGCTACGAATCATCAGGCGACCGATAACGTTGATTGCCCCACCAGGAGAATCATCCCCTGCATTAACCTTGCCCCATACCTGAAGCATGTAGTGAACCCATGCTTTCTGGCGTGAGTTGATGGTTTTCTTCGGGTGCTTCCATACGCGACGGAAATGAGCATCGTCGATGAAGTTGACCATGCTGAATATCGGTGTGAGCCTCATAACTTCCCCTTATCTTCCCGAGTTAAATATCTGTCAGCCTGAATTAACGCGTTGCATTCGCGCGCGAGAAGAGAGCGGCGTTTAAATCTAATTGGTGGTAAGAAGTAGGATTTATGAAGAATATGGAGAGCCCCATAGTTGTACTCTGGCTTTATCATCATGCAGCCTCTAGAAGAATGTGGTAGTCCCTCAAATACATGCCGCCAAAGCTGTATCGAATCCCCTCTCTTACATCTTCAAGCTCGCAAAATGGGAAATAGCTCAGATAGAATTCTGCAGCTCTGTCGGCGGCACTAAGAAGCTCTGTCGCGTCATTTACTCGCATCACAAAAACAACATCCTGAAAGATGGCTGCTGTTTCACATGGGTATTTGATTTTCTTTACATATTCACGTGTCATGAAGCATCGTCTCCCGTTGGCTTATTCAACCCCAGCCGGTTCACCAGTTCACGCTCTCGCTCATGCAGATAATCCATCGCCTTCTGGTGTGGCTCCGTCATCTCTCTGACGCTGCGCAATTCAGCTTCGTCACGTTCACGCTGCTGTTTTGCCTGGTTAATGCTGGTTATGCCGCACATTGAGATTCCCCCATGTGGAGTTGAATTCCGTCCTGATACCAGTCTGGCAATGTGAAATCGATGCGCCCTGTAACACCCTGCGCCCTTAGCTCCTGTAACCGCTTCAGTTCGCTCTTCATGTGCTGGTATAGCTCATCCATCTGCCACGGCTTTAAGCGCACAGGAATGCATGCCAGACGCGCTACACGCTCTATTGTCATCTCCCCATAGACAATCTCCGCATGCGCGGTGAATTCGTATGGGTCCTCTTCGAGTTTTCGGTGACAGCCAATGCAGTGGGCGAAGGCGTTATAGGGATGGTATCGGGTTGCTTTGTGTCGTCTGGATTTGAAGTGGGAGCAGTGGAGTTTTTGTCTTTCGTGGTGGAATGTTCGTCCGCAGTAATCGCAGCTCCAGTCCGTTCGCTCCCTCACCAGTTGGGAGAAAACGTCATCAAACTTATCTCTCTTTAGCGCCATTGCGTCCCCCTTTTGTCATTTTTTCAGCATATTCAGGCCAGTGCTTTTTAAGTATTCCGTAAGGAACCCTCAGGCTTATTCCATGTCGATTAGCCCAGTTAACCAGGCTGTTTCTGGTTCTTCCTATGGTGGATGCCATAACGTCAGCAGGGACTTTTCCGGCAACCCTGCGGTGTAATCCTGCTCGTTTGGTGAATACATATTTGTGTTAGCCATCCTTATCTCCTGTCATATCTGAATGTGGATCGCGATATACCAGCCATTCGTTAACACATTCTGCACAGGCGTAAATTTCATCAGGTGCCAGTTGCTTGTTACATCCGGCGCATAAGGCTCTCGCTATACTTTCCTGCTCGTAACTTCGATTTGGGTCAATCATCGCGTTTTCCTCATGCGGTTCCATTTGGACTGCAACAACCCATAGACATAATCGAATGTCTTGACCTGGCTTTCTGTGGGGATTGACTTGCGTTTATTTCTGGAGCATTTCGTTGGAAGGTATTTGCAGTTTTCGCAGATGATGTCGGTGATACTTCGTCGCTGTCGTGCCATACGTCCTCCTTCGTCTCTGGCAGCGGGAAATTACCTACTGGCGACCGCTCACATCTGATACACCATTGGTGCCAATAAGGTTGATTTGGCCGGAATCGATAATCGTCTTTGCTTTCTCCGCATCGATAACATCGTTTCATGCAGCTCTCCCCGTTCGTTGAGACCATTCATACTCACGCCGGGAATCATCACTCCATCGCACGTTACGTTCTGATCCGAACCAGAACATGATTTCGATAAGATCTGTCATGCTGGCCTTCCTCATTTTGCTGGTATGTACCCCAAGAAGAACAACACCGCCGTCAATACCGGGTACGCTTCTTTGCTTCAGCTTTTTAGTCTTGAGCCACAGCGCGGTGAAGATGTCTTTCCAGTCTTCTGGAGACAGTCGTTGACCATGCCAAAGCACCTGACGGGAGACGTCCTGAAGCATCGGCCACATACGGTCGTTCTGCGCTTTGGTTCGCTTAGGTTCTTTGACGTGGACTTCGTGGGGTGACTTGTCGTCGATTGGTAGTGAGAGAATGGCGTCTATGGCGTTATTTCTGATTGCTTCGTTGCGAAGCAGGAATAATTGCTTCACTTGCCCTCCTGCTCTACTCCTTGCTCTTTTCCGCATAATACTGGTTTAATTCGTCAGACATCCTCTCTCCGAGAAGCGGCATGACTTAAACCTCGCATTCGCAAAATTCTCAAGCCATCCCGCAAAATCATCAAATTTATCTGCTAACCAATAAACAAAATATGACAGCAATACTGCTGAAGCCAAAAAGATACGATGCGGATTAAGGATGAAAATAAGCGATATTTTCATGCCTCTTGATACTTTGCTCATACTCACTCCTTCACTTTTATTCCAGCGGATCTGATAGCCTTCATTACTGCAATTACCGTTTTGTCCCTACCATCCTCATAGCCCATCGCATAAGCACCTTCTTCACCATCTTTCCAAAAGTCGTCATTCGATTCGGGCCAGTCGATATCCAGCTCGATAGCGGCGCGTGAAGCAGACCAAATTTTTTCTCCCCACCCTTCGGCACAACTTTTCCGAAGCTCTTCTTGCTCAGGGTGTCTCCACCATTCCAAAAACTGCTTTCTTGATTCGTCCATATTACTCTCCATCACCGCTTGAACCAGGTGAAATTAGTAAACTGCGACATGTTTATCTGCATGAGGCGCTTAAGCACCCTGTCTCGCGGCCTGCTCTTTGGTTTAGGCCTGCGCTTGTATCGCTCTCTAATCGGAAGTCTTGAAGCTTTCCAGTAGCGATAATGCCGTGCACCTGATTCTTCCAGATCGGCATTAATCAATTGAGACAACGTACTCATCATTCATCTCCATCAGCGTGCTGGGGTGTTAGTCTTTTCATGTCTGCAAATCATGATTACCAGACCTTCTTTTGTCGCCACTTTTACAGTATCTCCTTCGCTTACCTTATCCAGTTCGTATGCTTCATATAGCGCATCAACCGCCTTCTGCTTTGCTGACACTTTTCTACGCTTATCCCACTGCTTAAGTGCATTTGTAATAATCCACTGGCCTGTTTTGAACATAATGTAGGCGTAACCAAGAAGGCTTAAACCGACATTTAGCGTTACTAATAAATCCTTCATTTACCCTCTCCCCCAAATAAAAAGGCCTGCGATTACCAGCAGGCCTGTTACCAACTCAGTGATGTAGATAGTCATTGCCAGTACTCCTCATTGTCACGGTCTTCCCATGTGAGCCATATAAACTCATAGACGAACGGGATAAATGCTTCAAAAAACAGTTTCCACTGCTCATCATAAAATCCTGTCACTTTATCAACCATCAGTTCTATTGGATGCTGCCTCTTTGGTGGTCGGCTTACTCCTGACACCCTTTCGAATTGAATAATTAATTCTTCTTCGTCGATACATCTGTTCAAAACAGCACTGAAGCGGGGATTCAAAAGCATTTCTGGCATTATTCGGTTAATCATTCAGTACTCCGTAACGTTTTCCTGTCTCCACGCTTCGTCATATTCCGATTTCGGCATATTGGCGATGTAGTTGTATGGGGATGCATCTTCCGTTTGCAGGAACTGGTGAGACTGCTCATCAAGAAATAGCGGTACACCACCTTCCCATCCTTCCCCGTTACGCTGCTTCTCCAGCATTAAAACAGATGCGGGTGCAGCAAGAAGCTGCTGGTCTTTATCGTTAATCTGCTCTCCAGCATAAACGCGCTGTAACGCTCTCTCGCGAGCTTTATTGCGCCAGATGATAAACAGGTTATCTGTGAGGTCTGTAATCGCTCCTGAGCCTTTTACGTCCATTTTCCCGGTGGGTTTCTCCTCGCTGTCTCCTTTCCTTGAGTGAGTAACGAGAATGATGTGGGAATTGGTTTTGTTTTTGAAATCGCACAACGCATCAACAAACGCTTTCTGTCCGTTGTAGTCGTCATCACCGATCCCGCATTTCATGAGGCTGTCGATAATGAATAACTGGATACCGTAGCGTCTTCTGGCGTATGTGAAGATTTCAATCAGGCGTTCAGCCTTCGCTGTACCTGTCAGGCCAAATAACCAGAGCCGGTCATCGTAAAACTTAAATGCTGATTCGATTTCCAGTACTGGTGGCATTTTGCAGCATGTAGACTGCCGGGTCAGGCGTTTAAGCAAAACCCCAGGCTTCAGTTCAAGCGATGCGACGCATGTTTTTACCCCCTGCCTCATGGCCTCAAGTGCCATATGCCCGACAACCTCCGTTTTTCCATGACCGTTCACGCCATTGACAAGAGTTAACTCCGCCTCACGGAACTGGAAGTTGTAAGCCAGCGTTTCCCACGGTGGGTTAAACAGATACTGCTGCTTGCCGTAGAAAGCATTGATGGTGTCCTGATAAAACTCACGTGCGCTGTAAAGTTCTTCCGGGTCGAAATATGACGCTGTTCCGATGTACTGCCAGATTTCATCCTCGGTGACGCCGTTCATCAGGCATTCGTTGATATCTTTGTGTGGCAGTGTAACCAGACGGCAGCGATGATCACCAAGTCGGCTTGCGATTTCCCTTGCTGCTTCACGCCCGACATCGTCAACGTCCATCGAAATGAATATTTCTTCAAACCTGTCGAGGTTGTGGTATTCGAACTCAATCCACTGTTGCTTGGCGCCTTTCCCGCCACCGAACGGGACAGATAGCGCCGGGATCCCGTATTGCGCATAGCTCATGCAATCAATTTCGCCTTCGCAAAGCACAACCGCCCTCACGCCAGCATCGAGAGCCTGCCACCCGAACAGGCAAGGTTCACAGTCACCTTCTGCCATGATGACTTTCTTCCCGTCCGGACGTTCAGTACTGATTCGCTTGACCTGCAACAACTCGCCATCGCGTTTGTACGGAAGCACCAAAGCATCCAGTTCACGTTCGCCATTCCAGACCTTGCCGCTGACAACCTCGTATCGCTTCGCGACTTCAGGCGATATGCCCCGCGATTGCAGGTACTCAAGATGTGATTCGGTTCTGGTAACGTAGCGGGCGATTTTCTTGCGGTCAGGTCTGGAGAATCTCTTCTCACGTCTGGCGTCGAAATGGTGATCGTCCTCCCTGATGCCGAGAAATGCCTTCGCTTCCTGCATGGCCTGATGCAGGTTAATTCCACGACACGCCATCCACAAATCCAGCATGTCACCGCCGTCTCCCTCAGCAAAATCAGCCCATTTTTTCTTGCCGCTAAGGTTAACCTTCAGGCTGTTCCCCTTGTCGCCGTTGACGTTACCGGCAACCCACTCATTCCCGTCTTTCTTGCCGTTTGGCAACAGGTGCGGAGCCACCCTGTCAACCTGCGCCCAAAGCAGGTCGCTGAGTTCACTCGGTGTCATAATTCCCTCAGATTGAGATTTTTAAACCAGAAATCGACAAACGAAATACTTAACCAGCCGTGGTTATAACCAGCGACCAGTAGCGATTTGATTTTTGATTTCATGGTTCACCTGTCGAAAAACACGTAGCCAGTTTTCGATACGGTGATTGCGGATGATGGTTTGGATTGTGGTTGAATGGTTTCTGGCTTCTCGTCGTTCCAGCGTTGACCGTTCAGGTAGCTCGATGGTAACAACCTGTCGAATCCGAACTGCTTACCGTTCCTGCACGCGATATCTTCTGCCAGCATTGTGGCAAACTCGCTTGCCGTCCCCCTGGTGGTTTTACGCCATTCCCTGAACTGCGTCCTGAAAGCCGAAGCTGCGTTTTTCTTCCCGGCTTTCCGCATTCCAGCACACCAGAATATTTCCTCGAATGCCTTGTCGGTTTCTTCGTGACGGCCAGATGATTTTTCACACTTCGTCCGAACACTTTCGGACATAATGTTTTTATCTTGTATTTCTTTCTTTTGAATAGTGTCTTTTGTGTCCCCCTGTTTTGAGGGATAGCACTCCCTCAATTTGAGGGATGTTTTATCCCTCGTTTTAGGTGATTTTCCCTCATTTTGAGGGATGCGCCATTCTGAGATGTTTTTATTTGGTCCAAACATGCCGCCTTGCTGCTTGATAATATTCATTCTGACGAGTTCTAACTTGGCTTCATTGCACCGTTTGACGGGTAACTTTGTAATCTCGCTAAGTTGAGAATCTGTGATTCTGTCCATTGGTTTATTCCACCCATAGGTTTTACGCAGAATGGCAAGCAGCACTTTAAAATGTCGCTTGGTCAGATCTGCGCCTGAATAAGCTTCAAGCAGCATATTTGATAGTCTGGCGTAACCATCATCGAGATCTGCCACATTACGCTCCACGACCGGCTCTAACGGTCTGTAGTCTGCTAACTTAACGACGCCCATGTTTCACTCCTGCTTTGGCGAGTCTGTAAACACCAACAAGGCGCTCTGCGAACGCCCTGTTATTTGCTGCTGCTACCACTAATCCCTCAGGTGAATCAGGGTGTCGAATCTCTTCTTTTTCCTGGTATTTCTTACTACGTTTTGGCATAATTACTCCTGTGGATTGATCCAGTCTTTCTACATCAGGCCTCGAAGAATTCGCCGTTCTTCGGGGCTTTTTCTTTTGTCAGCAGATGCGCAACTTTCTTTGCCAGTTCTGCCAACTCCTCATCCTCGACACCCCACTCCAGTACCGCCAATAACATCCCCATCTTTGGAATAAAATCGCCTTTCCATCGTGAAATTTGAGATTCGTTAATGCCTAGTGCATCAGCGACTTTGCGCTGACCACGAATAGCTATCCGGTTAAGGATGCTGCTGGTAATTGCGTTGGCTTTCTTGCGAGTGCTTGTGAGTTCCATATGTGAACATTCCTGTAGTTAATAGTGAGTTGTGGCTATGCGCACTGGCGCATAAACCTGTGGTTGATTTGTTATCTGGAGTTCGCTTTTCAGCGACGTAGGACGAATGTCCGTTGTGAGTGGTGTTGCTTACGCAGCCTTTGGTGGAAAAAGATCGTCTATGGTTAGTTCATAACCGTATTCTTTGAACGCATTGATAAAAGCGCGACAAAGATTGATATCCATTCCCCTTCTTCCTGTCTCGTAATGACAAACTGCACCACGCGTACAACCGAGTACTTTCGCAAGATCTTCCTGCGTTAAACCGAAGCGCTCGCGAAAATTGCGAATATTATTCATAAGCTCCTCCTTACCAAGGAGTATACACATCGTATTCAATATCGCAATACATAGTTTACGAGTTGTGACTGTTCTTGTTTGATACAAATTGTATAATTTAAGGATGAAAATGAACTGGTATGACATAGCGAAGCAAAGGATTGATCAGCTTGGATTGAGTCAGGATAAAGTTGCTGAACACCTTGGTGTAACCAAAGGTGCTGTTAGTCATTGGCTTAACGGGAGAAGGAACCCATCAATACAAGAAATTGGAGCTATATTTCAATATCTTGGCGTTACAGACGCGAGGTTCAACGCTGACGGAACCTTTAGCGTTGGCGAGTCAACAGAACAAAAGCCTGTTAAACCTCAATTTGAATACCCATTCTTCTCTCATGTTCAGGCTGGAATGTTTAAACCAGAATTTCGAACCTTCACTCAACTAGATGCTGAGGAATGGGTAAGTACAACCAAAAAGGCCAGTGAGGCAGCTTTCTGGCTTGAAGTTGAAGGTCACTCAATGACGGCTCCAGCGGGATCACGACCAAGCTTTCCTGAAGGAATGCTGATTCTTGTAGACCCAGAAGATCCTGTAGACCCAGGTGATTTTTGCATTGCAAGGTTATGTGGTGATGAGTTCACTTTTAAGAAGCTCATCAAAGACAGTGGACAAGTATTCCTACAACCGCTAAACCCTCAGTTCCCAATAATGCCGTGTAACGAACAATGCAGGGTTGTAGGTAAGGTTGTAGCCAGCCAATGGCCTGATGAGATATTCGGGTGATGATGGATAAGGGATGTTTGGGTGATAGTGATTGTGTGAAACAGGTCGCAGAAATGCGGCCTTTTTTATTGGATGGAATTACAGGTGTAAAAAAACTCAGCTATAAGCCGATCAATTTGTTGAAGTTTTTATTTATCCTGGGTAGGATCCCGCTGTTGTGCGATCGTTTTCTGTTCGCCAACAACGGAAAGACCCAGAAGGCGGCAACCTTCTGGGCCCACAAAAACACTGGCTAGAATGTTTTCTTGAGATCTCGATTGGGGAGATTACCTCAAGCGTTTTCCCCTGTAAAGCATTCGATGCCATCTTTTTTAGAAGGTATCAGGATGAAGCATATCTGTAAGAAAGACCATCGCTATGACCCTCGCTTTACCTCTCTCCCAGAAAACCAAGGCAATACCGGACGCCACAAATGCCCAGGATGCGCATTCGAGCTTGCAATGGAGCTAAAGGCTAAGGGCATTCCAATGTGCAACGACGATTCTATTCTGGCCGATCTGCCAGAGAGCCAAGCAGGAACCGTTCGTCATAAGGATGCTTTTGAAGCGTATAAGATGGCGTATCAGGCTTAACTAACCCAACCCGGCCACAGTGCCGGGTTTTCTTTGCCCTACTCTTCCAGTAGCTTCACGGCAAGTTTCATGCACTGCAACTGGTCGTCATCCCACTTATCCAGACCTTTCGCTATCTCCGTACGAATAACGTCAGCTATAGCCACTCTTTTGGTCTCATGACCCTCCGCAACCATAGCAAACACGACATCACCGACAATCCTGCACATTTCCTGATAGCGCAACTGCGCCAGTTCCTCGTTTTTCACACAGATTCCTCGCTCGTTTTTTGTTCAGAACAGTATTGCATAGAGGATTTATAAAAATAAATCACTTTATAAATCAACATATTGTAAACAAAATCGCGAATAGGATACAGAATGTATTTGCATTGATGTTTACTATACGTATACTAACTCCATCAACAGGACGCACTACTCACCAGGACGGTGAACATACAACGATTCAGTGATGAATCTACGCGGCTGAAAAGCCGGAACGACCAAAGTGAGCTTTGGGGTGAATACAGAAGCTAACCTTCTCGGCGGAGGCGCTTGGCAATGAGTACGCGACCGGAGTTAGTCGCCCGGCTGTATTCACCACCAAAGTTCATCAGGAGGTCACTATGACACGCAGAACAGCTTTCAATGGTTCAGCAGCAGGTCGTCGCCGCGAACGTCGCGCTGCGCTTCAGAATGATACTACAGCCAGTTCAGAAGTATTACACCGCCCTACCCTTAGCCGGGCCCAGATTCAGGCCAAAGGAAAACATGAAACGCCAAAACGTATTGAAGACGCAAAATCACTTCAGTTCATGGCGAAAGATGCATTCTGGCAACTGGAAGAGTACAGACGCCATCTGGAGCGGGCAGCCATTGTATACGCAAATGAGTTCGGACATAAGCCACCAGAAACTGGCGTGTGTCTTCCAGACGTAGCACTTTACGCAGCAGGTCATCGTAAATGTAGACAAGTTACCGCTAGATAATTATTCAGGCAGCAAGCCTCTCATCTAATCAGGTCGCAATGCGGCCTTTTTTATTGCCAAAATTTAAGGAATAACAACATGAATTCAGCAGATTTATCGAAGATTCTTGAAGAACACAAAGTGTGGATTACCTCAATGCGTGAGAGCGGATCGAGAGCCGACCTGCGCGGTGCCAACCTGTGCGGTGCCAACCTGCGCGATGCCGACCTGTGCGGTGCCGACCTGCGCGGTGCCAACCTGTGCGGTGCCAACCTGCGCGATGCCGACCTGTG